GATTGGTTTCATCAAGTGATTTTGAAAAAGCAATGAGGGACCTGCTATTGGATAGAGTTTCTTTAAGGAATCCCTTTGTTTCCGCAAGAACGGGAGGCAGAGCAACAATCTAGTTAAGTGGTCAATACATTTCTAATCACCAACTAAAAGTATTATTCCAGACCGCGCAGAATGTTTCTGATTGATATATTTATTTTTCGTATCATAAGCTAAATTGTCTATTTTCAGATCTTCATTTAAAAAGCAACTGCGATCTATATTTATGTGGATAGTGTAACTAAGTTGATTCATTAGTAAATTTATGAGGACAGAAAGAATTAGTACCGAAAAATTCATCGAGGATGATTGGAGCAAGGTACGTATGTATCACTGTAATAATTTTTAGTGAATTGCTGATTTTTTCTACGTTTTCAAAGTAAAAATAAAGTGTATCCACTACGTTTGATCGGAAAATCGAGCGTAGTGGGTGCACTTTATTTTCATTTTCTTGCAGCGGAAACGAAAGGCTCTCGCTGCAGTTCAAAAAGCTCCGGCTATTTTTTGCAGTAGTCAAAATCATTAGATAGATAAAATATATTTTGTTATTTATGATGAATAACGTTATAGATGCTTAAAAAAATAGGGGGAAGCTGGTTTTGATCATCGGTATCGTCGGGTGATTTATGAAAAAGTATGCTTGCCTTTTAAATCAAAATAGTAGGAAGCCGATTCCTTTACGATCGGTTCAAACTTTAAATCTAAATCGTGGTTTTCTAAAAAATTGATGGCGCTGAAACTATCAAAGTTAAAGTCCGTTTCATGCAAATAGATCTCGACCATCTGTTCAATCATAAATTCTTCGGCTTCTCGTTCCATTTTTGAATGCAAAGAGAATGCTAAGTTGTATAGTTCGTAATTATTTTTGTGCTTTGCTGCATGGCCCAGTTCATGCAACAAAGCCTTGGTTCTTTCGCGCTCGCTCAGCCGATCATCTAACACGATGGTATTGATTGCTGCAATGTAATGCCCTTGAGCATCAAGCTCTGGGACGTCAAGGACCGTTACACCTAATTTTTCTAAAATCTGATCAATCTTATGGTACACAGAACCACCTACTTTTTACTACTCTTTTCGATATATGCTTCAATAATGCCGGATAAAACTTCTCTATCATGTTCAGAAAGCGGCTTGCCATCGCTGCTCATAACAGAGGCCAGAGCTTCATCAACTGTCAGAGGGCGGGGAGTTGCAGACTCTGTGCGAGGGGTATCCGTTCTTCCAAGAAGATAGTCGACAGTGACATCAAAATAATCTGCCACTTTTTCGAGGTCGCGGGCTTTCGGTTCACTGTTTTTCCATTTGTAAAAAAGATTTTCACTAAAACCAAGTGCTAAGGCAATTTCTTTTACATTTTTGTTCCGTTGAACAGCTAGTTTTTTTATCCTTTCAAATAGTGTCATCGCAAAATTTCTCCTATTCCTATATAATTAAAAATATCTTTCCGGGTACTTTTGTTTGACTTAGGTATCCGTTTGTATTAATATTTGAGTATCAACTGATTTATTAAAAACGTCTATGAGTATCATTCTTAGATGTGGCTGGTCATAGCGGTCAATCAAAAGAAGCTGACGGAATATTTCTTACGCTCTTATAGTATACGAACGAGTACTTTTAGTCAAATGATTTACCCGTTTTTCTATCTTTTTCTAATCTTAGGAGCAGCTACTTGCTCTTGTCGTTGTTTTGACCTGTCACGTAGAAGGGCGTTTGTAAATGTGTTTGAAGCAATAAATGACGCACCATTTAAAAAGGAGGAAAAGCGATAGTGATGAATGATAAGAAATGGAAGATTGGGGAACAAATAAGGTGTCCTCGCTATAAAGATGAGAAATTGATAGGGAATAAAGTTCAGGATGGTCGTTCCATTGCGAGCAATTGTCCCTAATGTAACTTGAATGGGGTGACGGTAAATAAAGAAAGGAGTCGGAAAATGGACATTATAAATCTTTTTTGGGAAAACGTGGAGTGGCATCTCGATAATAAGGAACTATGGCTAAGTGAGCATTATCAAGCAGCGAGACAGGAGCGTGCCAGCATCACATTAGCAGAGGTCGGAGAAATTGCCGCTGCCTTAGCCATCGATGATTACGCCATTTTATTTGAAGAAATCGAATGATAGGTCTAGATCATCCTCCGCATGTTACTAAGGTCAAAAAATGAAGATGAAGTGGCCCCACGACAATTACGAAGGACAAAAACCTATTTTTCATTAGCAGGATACTTTCAAAACGAGCCAGCAAGAAGTAATTTCAGCGGATCATGAATAGGACTAGCAGATAGCGGTCAGGTTTTAATAGAAAAAAGCAAAGAATAAGGAGGAATCTCAGTTATGTCATTATTTGATATTAGTAAATACGAAATACCGTCTAATGAAGAAGTCGATATGGTTTTGACCAAAAGAAACTTTGAAATTTTTATTGGTGCGTATAAAAGTTCACGGGAGAAAATCGGTCAACCCCGTGTGCCAAAAGTCACCCAATCTTATAGCTTGCTTCCCCCCTCAACAGCGAAAGGGCATTCTGGAGAGGCGGAGCGACTATTGATCCAAAAAGAAGAGGATCTCGCAGAATTTGAAGCCCTCCATCAATTGTTTTCGAAAGGTTTTTCTGTGGTCGCCCATCCCTTTAAGGCAGAAGTCACGGAAAGAAGACGACAAATTTTTGTCCTGCGCTATCTTCAAGGCTTGACAGTCAACGAGATAATGGAACGAGCAGCAGTCAGTAAAGATATCGTCACGGATGAATCCAAAGAAGCCATGCTGCAATTTAGTACGGAACTACAGCTTGTCGTCAAAAAGTCGGAATCAACGCCACCTGTTGCCTGCCACAGTTAGAAGAGACGTCTAAAAAGTTGCGGCGCAGACCCTGCGAGAAAAGAAATATGATAGTAGTGTCAAAAAGATTAAGAGAAACACCTTCCTGGGGGGCGTTTTGCAACTGCGCATAAAATAGCGTTACTTAATCGGACAAAGAAAAAGTCTAGCATGCTAGGCTTTTTCTTTTGACAAAATCGACCGGGATGTCGTGAAACGAACAAATTGATCGCACTAGCAGCGATACATGGAGAAAAGGAGGCGTAGATGAAGCGAAGAACAAGGCAATTCGACCGCTGGTGAACAACTAGTCACTGATGTCTTTTCAGCAAGTCAATGCGGTTAAAAGCAAACAAAAAAAGAAAGGATTTGGTCTCCCGTGATTGATATCACCTCAGCCATTGTCAATGAGTTAAAACAAATCATGCCAGATGCGATGATCTATCGCGAAAATCCCGAACAAGCAATCAACGGGCCAGCGTTTTTTATTTACGAAGTGAAATCTGAAAGCCAAAAAGAGTTGATGGCTTATGAAAGCCGCCGACACGATTATTGTGTCATGTGGTTTCCAGACAGAAAAAGCACGATGTCTGGGATTCAGGAACAGTGTGAGCAAATGCGCAGTCAATTGTTGGATAAGTTCCAGCGTTTAACAGATTTAGCCCTCGGCTTGTTCAACAAAGAAAGTAAGATTGAGGAGGGTGCCTTGCACTTTACTTTTGCTTTACGCTACCGCGTCGTACCAGCGGATGAAACGCCGAAGCTAACAACATTTGAACATCAAGGAGGAGTAAAAGGTGGTTAGAAAGACAACGAAGAAGCCTGTGTCTGAAGCAGCTGAAGCAGTACCACAGGGAGAAAAAAAGTTCCAAAAGGGTGATCTTGTGAAAGCGAAAGCTTTTACAAAAATCGAAGCAGATTTTTTAGGCGCTTTTTTAGCAGAGGAAAGCTATACCCTTGAAGAAGCAAAAAAAGAATTGAGCAAATTACGAAAGGAACAGGTGAAGTAAATGGCAGGAGGAACATGGACAACACAAAACAAAGTAAGACCCGGTGCATATATCAATGTCCGCTCAAATGGAGGGATCGGCGCGGCTGAATCGATTTCAGGCGTGACGGCATTGCCTCTTGTACTAGATTTTGGTCCAGAAGAGGAAGTAGTGACGATCACTGCTGCTTCTGATTTAACAGCTTTTGGCTATGATTTGAATGATCCACAGATGCTGTTATTGCGCGAAGCGCTAAAACAAGCGGCGACCGTACTCGTTTATCGCGTCAGCTCAGGTGGGAAAGCCGCTACAACAGAGGGCGATCTTTCTATTACGGCACGTTATGGCGGGATCCGAGGGAACGCCATTAGTGTCGTCTCAAAAGATAATGTCAACGTCACAGGTGCTTACGATGTAGAAACGTATTTGGCGGGGCGCCTCGTTGATCGTCAAACCGCAAAAACGATTGAAGAACTGACAGCAAATCGGGTAGTAGATTTTTCAGGTTCGGGAGAATTAACGGCCTTTTCAGTTGTTTTAGAAAATGGCTCAAATACTGCAGCAACGGTGAATCATTACATGACCTTCTTCAGTAAAATCCAATTGTTTGATTTTAATACCTTAGCATTGCC